ATTGGTTTGGCAGACTAATACTAGAGCAGTTATCCTTATGGGGTATGATATGAATTTTAGAGAAATAATTAAAAGCATAAACGAAATACTATCTATGTGTTTTATGCTTTTGTTTTGTAGTCTTATAGTGATTATGATTGTTTACTTTTCAAAATTAAATAATCAAATCAATACTGAAAATGAAATACTTTTACACGAAGGGAAAACAAAATGAACGGAAAGCAAGTGTATATAAATATAGTCAAGATACTAAAAGAACATAAATTGCCGATCCCAAGATCAATACACCATTGGAACTACAATCAACTACGATCTTATTATGATCTATGCCTTACTATGTCAAAGGCAAAGGTGTCGAAATGAATTTAGAGAAACAAGAAATTATCAAAATTCTTGGTTATGTTCCCGAAACGATTGATTCTTGGTCATTTTCAGACTTAAAAGAATACTTGGCATATCTCAGATTTATCAATCGAGGAATGAATTGAATCCTTCAAAGTTTCACCTTACCCTTATTCCTTGCAAAATGTGTGGCGTAAAAGCCCTGAGACACAAAACTATTGCCGATCAGGAAACGCTTGTGGGTAAGACTTGGCATATCGGGAGGGTTATTATTCTGTGCAGAAATTGTGGTAAGTCATTTGAACACAACGATTACGACCAAACCAAAGAAAGTATTGCCAATTTTAGGAAAACATTTTATATTTAATTAGCCCAAGAGGGCTTACGAGGAGGTCATATGTCAACACACATAAGTGTTGTAAGAAACGAGGGAAAGACTTTCGGTGGGTATGTCTCACTGAGAGGGGAACATTTCTCTTTTGTAATACTCTTGCCCAACGAAGGAGAGGCTAACGAACTAGCGAGGCAACTAGAAAACGCTAGTATTCTTCTCAGGAAGGCTATTGCTGACAAGCCCGACTATGTGTCGCAGTTTGAATGGGCAAAAGCGGTGGCGGATCAGCAAGAGAGGTTAGAGCCATTCGAGGGCGAGGGCTTTACGGGGGAGGATAAACAATGACTTTGTTTGAAATAGTGTTCTTTTTAGTCGCACCATTTGTGTTTTGGGTTGCCTACAAGTTTATTTACGCAGTAATTGAAATGAAGGACAATTCAAGATGAACGATTACATAAAGTTTAAGAATTTATATACAAAAAACAACACACTCTATTTTGTGCTAGGTATCGTGCTTGGCATAATAATCTCTAAACTATTCTTATAGGAGGCATTTATGCCAAAGGAAAAAGAAGAACAAAATTCTACAGAAGTTTATTGGACAAAAAAGGCTCAAGAATTTTTATTGGGCAGAAAAATAGTTTCGCTAGGTTATGTTCCGTCTGACTTTGCAGATGAATGTTATTACAATTCGAGAGGCTTATGGTTCGTACTAGACAACGGAAGTGAAGTTTTTGTGATGAGTGATGACGAAGGGAATGATGGTGGTTCATTACACATCTACGCTAACAAAAAAACAGAAGTTTTACCGACATTATAATCATAAAACTAATACAATATAATCAGGAGGCACTATGCCAAGAAAAAGCAACTTTAACCAATACGAAAACTTCACAGATGCCAATGGCAACTGCAATAAAAATGTAGTCCTGATGACTCATTTTGACTCAGGTCGAACCGATCAAACCTATTTTGTTTCTCAATTGTTCTATCGCTTCCCTGATGGCTCACTCAAGCCCATCTCAGAAGAGAATTATGGAACTGACCAAATTTCATCTATTCTTGGTTTATTTTGTTATCACTTTGGTTATCAACAAACAATTGACGAATACGATATTGAATTGTTTAGACAAGAAAAGAAAAAAACAATTGATGTTATAGCAGAGGTGTAGTCTTGAATCACGAAGAGTGGTTAGAACGCAGAAAAACGGGGCTTACGGGGACTGATATTTCTGCGGTTATGGGGTTATCAAAATATAAAACAGCAAGAGATGTTTGGTATGACAAATTAGGATACGGACACCCCATAGTAGAAAACGAAAGAATGGCTTGGGGCAAAAGACTTGAGCCATTACTTCGTGATTATTATGCAGAAACCAATAATGTTAAAGTAGCCGAAGTGGGTTTTATGCGACACACAAAAGAATCTTGGATCATAGGGACTCCTGACGGAGTAGTCGTAGATGATAATGGTAAACACTTGTGGCTATTGGAAATTAAAACAGCAAGGATTATGAACAAAGCCACCGAGAAAATGTGGTTAAACGGAAATGTCCCCACCGATTATCTCTATCAGGTTTATTGGTATCTCTTGTTGTTGGACTTGCCGTTCGGAGATGTGGCGGTGTTGAAGAACGGAAGCGAATATGCACAAATCAGAATCAACAGAAATAAAGAACACGAAGAAGTGATGATCGAGAAGTGCAGAGACTTTTGGTTTAATTATGTTGTTCCAAAGGTAGAAGTATCGTAGTAAACTATATGTTCAACCCGTGAGGTATCAAACTCACACTTTTATAGGAGGCTCTAATGCCACTTACTTTTTCAAGCAGTAGCACCAACAACAAACCTTTTGAAATCCCCGATGAAGGGCCTTGTGTTGGTCGTGTCTTTCGTATTTACGACTTAGGCACACAACAATCCACCTATCAGGGAGAAACAAAACTTCGACCCGAACTATCCATTTGGTTTGAAATCCCTGACCAATTGACTTCTGATGGTAAACCAAAGATCATCTCAGGGACTTACACCGCTAGTCTTGGTTTGAAATCCAAACTACGACCCGTTGTATCCAACCTATCAGGAAAGAACTTGCCTGATGTGTTCAAAGACTTCGATCTAAAGTCTATTATGGGTGCAGTAGGAGTCGTGGATATTATTCATAAGCCAAGAAAAGACGGGGGCGTGTCTGCTTATATCAACAGCGTAGGCAAACTTCTAAAGGGAACAAAGGTCGCAGAACCCCACAACCCACAAGTCTTTTTTGACTTGGGTCGGTTTGACTTAGATACATTCAATGCCTTGCCCAAATACTATCAAGAAAAAATTTCACAATCCCCCGAATACAAAATGGCTTTGGCTCAGATGGAGAATAACAAACCTGATGTTGCCAAAACTGATGATATTCCTTTTTAGGAGATGAGAATGAAAGAAACAGAATCTAAGATTCAGTATGCGGGTTTTTGGTTGCGTGTGTGTTCTCTTTTGATAGACACTATTATTTTATTTGGGATTGGTTTTGGAGTTGGTCTTATGCTAGTGGAACTAACAAGTCCCAATTTTGTAGTAGCAATATCAAAACCCATTGGGGTTATAGTTTCTTGGTTGTATTTTGCCTTTATGGAGTATAAATATGGTGCTACCTTTGGAAAACAAGCACTTGAATTAAAAGTCATTGATATCAATGGAGAATTCCCCACATTCCTTCAAGCAACGGGTCGGCACTTTGGTCGCTATTTGTCCTTATTGATACTTTATGTGGGCTTCATTATGGCGGGATTTACCAAGAAAAAACAGGCACTTCACGATATACTTTCTGATTGCCTAGTGGTTAAAAAAACTTAGTATTATTTGATAAAAACGAGAAGAGCAGACGAGGGGTGTCCCGATGACTCTGCTCTACTCAAACACAATCGGAGGGTCAAATGACCATACTCTTAGAAAGTTATACCGAAGAATTCAATTACGCTTGGAAGTTATACGCTAAGACAATAGCAAGTCTAGGCAAAATTGCTTCAAACATAGGTATGAGAAGGGAAGATGTGTATCTACCTTCTAACAACGGAAGCAAAGAAACTGCTTACCAAAGGTGGAAATTCATACTCAAGGAAGTTAAGTTTGAGAGTGGTAGCGTAGATGTAAACATTCTTGTTAATGCGATAGAACTATACACAAAAGATAAAACAGACGAGGCTATTAACAATCGCAAGGTGGCTATGCCAATGATGTCTGTGTTTTTGAACACCAATCCTAGAAACGATAGAGATATCTTAATACTTGATTACATTCGCAGAGCAAAGGAGTTGCTAGATGACAGCCAAAGAACTATTTAGTAAGCCAGATCATAATTCAATAAATGAAAGGACTAGGACAAAAGCCACGACTTGCCCTATATGTCGTGAAGTATTCTACGGATACGAAAGAATAGACAACGCAAGAATAAGCGATGAACCCTATCAACAACCTATGAATTCTCAGGATCACTTGGGATACATAGCACCTAGACAAACTTGCGGATCGCCCTTCTGCTATATCGCAGAAGAAAGATATGCCTATAGACTTTCACCATTTTTTAATGAATCATTAAGGGATAGCCAAGTGCGTAATCCCGAACTCGAAAGACCCAAGAACATTAAGACCATAGGAGATAAAAAGTATGACTTATTCTAAAATCCAAGAACTAGAGAAAGAAACAAGAAAAGTATCTAGCATACTCAGAGACTATGAAATGCTACAAAAAGAAATAGCAGATGCTAGGGAACAAACCACAGAAATTGCACAACACTTGGGTATGGATAGCAATTCAGTCAAGAATCACCCTAGCGTTATGGCATATTTGAATGGCTACACTAAGGGCAGATATAGTATCATCAATGCAATTACCAACTATCTCAAAGGAGAAAACAAATGAACACCTACAACCCACAAATAGAGATTGACGAACTAGCCGACATAGAATGGCATCGGCAACAAGACCAGCACAAACGAGCCGACATCGTAGACTTTTATTCAGACTTTGATAAGACTGCAGGTCGTGGAATCCTGATGAATAGAGAGACTTGGATTTGTGATGACTGCCAATCCTTAAAAACACACCCTGATAGAAAATGGAAATCTCTTAGGTGCAACAAGGACTTTCACTTGGGCATTTATGTCTGTGAAAAGTGTGCCCCTAAACACGGATACGATGACATTATGCCTGATGGTTCTGTTGAATACTTCAATGAAGCGTGGGAACTAGGCATAGAGAAGTTTGATAATTGCGTATGGATTCTTCCCCAAAAGGCTAAAGCACTCTATCACTATGTGCGTGTCATTCAGGACTTAGATACGCTTATTTGGAGTCGCAGAAAAGAATACGGAAAGTATGACAGCAAGGTGACCAAGTTGGAAAAGATTAAACACAAACTCATTCACGAAAACGATTTGTGGTCTGTGGATTTGCTATCTACCAAAGAGAAGTTTGACATCGTGTTCAAGCGAAATGACTTATACACAACATTGTTATTCGTTCCGCAGAGTATCTATGACAACCATCGTTCTTTGCCAACCAATTTTAAGGTTGTTTATCCCGAAGGAGTCAAGTAATGGGTTTTTTTGCGGGTGTTATGGAGTGTGAAGTTAAACCTAAAGGGCGACCACGATTCTCTAAGTGGGGCGGTGCTTATACCCCGAAGCCCACAAGGGACTTTGAGAAGTTAGTATCAGAATGGGCCACCAAGTCTATGGGTAAAAAGAAACCTACCGATAAACCGATTAGGGTATCTCTGAGTATCTACATCAAGCGACCCAAAACAAATAAAACTTCACAACACACACAAACTCCTGATGTGGACAACCTAGCGAAAGCCATTCTAGATGCCATCAATGGGATCGTGTTTGTAGATGACAAGCAAATCATTGAACTGAATATAGGTAAGTATTGGGCAGACTATGTGAATCCTAGTTTTACCATAGCAATTTGGGAACAAGAATAAAACCCAATAAAATCAATTACTTTTTAAGGCTTGAATTGACACTTGTAATGGGTGTTAATCTTATTTACCTATGACTATCAAAGATATGAAATCCCGAATACAAGAACTGAAAACCACACTCTTTTTGGCTCGTCATTCACGCAGACCCCAAGACCAAATCTCTCAAGATGCGTTTGATACAATGAAGAAAGAGTATTCCCAACTTGTCCACACGATTGAATATATAGAGAACAATCACCAATGGTCTATAAAATAGTATTCGGAACTATAGTCTTAGCCTTCATTTTTATCTTTGGTATGTCGGTAGGTGTAGATAAGGGCAAACAACTCACCGAACAAGCCAAACAACTATCGGTCGTATCGGATAATCAAAAGTCTGAAGCGGATAAGATTGCCGAAATGAGAAAGCCATTAGAAGCCAAAATAAGAGAGTTAAACAAGAAGTTGAACCAACCCCTACCCGAAGATGTGGAAGGTCTTAAAACGCTTGTATTAGATCAAAAAGAAGCCATTGAACTCAGAGATAAGAGCATACTATCTCTAAATGATGAGAACAAACAACTTAGACTAGCCCTAGAAAACAAGGACAAAGCCTACCGAGTCCAACTTGAGGCAACCAAAGCCTATCAACAAGCCATATATGAATCCAAATTGAAGTATGGGCTAGGGGGAACAATATTAGGTATTGCAATTGGGTTTGTGGCGGGGCAACATTAATTCATAGGAGAGCCTATGACACTTCAAGAAATAAACGAGATGTTTCCCGATGGTGGGTATATCATCATAGATGGCTTTGATGATGCGGTGGTTGGTATAGAACCCCATCACAACAAGATCATATATGACAAGACCAAAATGGTTGATATATTGATGAACAATGACAAAATGAACTACGAAGAAGCCTATGAATTCCTAGAGTTTAATGTTTGGACTGCCTATATGGGTGAAACAACCCCTATTTATGCTTGTTTATAGTGGGTGTATAATACAAACAAGGAGACTTATATGAAACCTATGAGCAAAAAATCAGACGAAAAACAAGATAAAGCCTTGATGAAGGGTAAGTCACCCGCAGTCAAGAAAGAGTTTATGAAAGCCGATATCAAAATGGATAAAAAGAAAATGTCTCAAGCCGAAGATACAAAAAAAGATAAGGCTCTAATGAAAAAGATTGTATCTAAAAAAGGGAAAAAATAATGGCTATCAAAAAGATTGACGGCAAAGGTTATGGTTTAACACCTCAAGGTTACGATGATGCCTTGCCGAACAAAGCGGGTGCTGATGCTAACTTATGGTCTGTTAAAGCAAACCCATCACTCGCAGAAGGAAATCCATTGGTCAAAGCAGAAGTCCAAGACCCAATGGGCGTAGGAACTAAGGGTAGAGGAACCAAAAAACCCTTAGCCTAGACAATTGAATATCCACCTAAAACAAACAATTATCCCTTTGTGTAAGGGATTTTTGTTGTAATGCAACATTTTTGATGCAACTATAATCGTATGTATACCAGCAAAGAACAAGTTGAACGAGCATTGGCTTCTCTCATTGATGAAAGCATATACACCAAGTGGGTGTTCACGGGAGACGAAGTTTATAAACTATTTAGCGATGTGTTAGTTGCACACAACTTAAAGGAGAAGTATGAGCCAGAGGGAAGCGAATCACGGCAAGAGGAGAGAGGAAAGGAAGAAACGCAGAAGTAATTTGCTCAAGAGTGGCAAACTTTCTGATCAAGAAAAAATCATTTTGCTTACGGGTGAAGTTCAAGCCCTACAAGCACAACTGCGTGACAACATTGCACACGAGTTCTCTGCCACAGAAATCAAAAGTAAAATCTTTGAGATTGCTGAAGGTCAGGTAGACCCACCCAAATGGTTATTGGAATCTAAGAAAACATCCAGTAAAACGCTAGGTATCCCCACTATCTTTGCGAGTGATTGGCACTACGGAGAAAAGGTATTCCCCGCACAGATTGAATACTGCAACGACTACAACCTAGAGATTGCAGATAGGCGAATACAGAACCTTGTCTATAACTCTTTGGACATTTTGTTTAATCATTTAGCCAATCCGAAATACGATGGATTAGTATTTCCTTTGGGCGGTGATATGTTCTCAGGCGACATTCACGAAGAGTTAGCCAAGACCAACGAGATGCCTATGTTCCCTACCCTACTAAGACTAGCGGGTAGATTATCGTGGGCTATCAAAATCTATGCCGACAAGTTTGGCAAGGTCTTTGTTCCAGTCGTCACAGGTAATCACGGAAGAACCACACGCAAACCCAACTTCAAGAACCGAGCCTTTGAGAACTTTGATTGGTTGCTAGGTTGTTTACTCGCAAGAGAGTTCGCACACGACAAGCGAGTGACTTTCTGTATCTCAGACGGAACCGATATTAACTACTCCATCTATGGGCATAAGTATCTCCTCACTCACGGAGATCAGTTCTCAGGTGGGGATTCTATTATCGGTGCGATTGGCCCCGTTACACGAGGAGACTCCAAGAAACGCAATAGAGAGTCTCAGATTGGCAGACCCTATGACACCTTGATTTGTGGTCACTTTCACCAATTGGTCATTATGAAGAAAATTATTATCAATGGTGCGTTAAAGGGCTACGATGAATATGCCTACGCCCATAACTTCCCCTTTGAACGACCCCAACAAGCGATGTGGCTCACTCACCCTGAACACGGCATTACCTTTAATATGCCCATCTTCGTAGACAAGGTTGAGAAAAAAGAATATAATATGCCATTGGAGTTCCAATGAGCCGAAACTATTACACGCAAAAAGATAAAGAAGCGGAAGAAGCCGTAGCAAGAGAACTAGAAAAGCACTTCGGATACAAGTTGGTCAAGATGTCGGATACCTATGTATTGGACTACCTGATGGTAGACCCAAGCAAGAATGTAAAAGCATTTATAGAAATCAAGGTAAGGGGTAAATATTATCCTGATCCGTTCATAACATCTGTGAAGTATTGGAGTTTAAGAAATGTCAGGAAGATGTCCAATATACCCGTATTGGTTGTGATGTCCTTTCCTGAGATGGGCATTTTCTATAAAGACCTAGACGGAACAGAAACGACAAGGTATATCGTAGGCGGTAGAACAGACAGAAACGATATTAACGATTGGGAAGCACAGACTGTATTTGATATTAAAGAGTTCACAAAAATATGAAGTATTTGTCAGTATGCTCAGGCATAGAAGCATCTACTGTCGCTTGGAAGGATTTGGGTTTTGAACCAGTTGCGTTTGCAGAAAACGCATTGTTTCCTTCTGCCGTATTGAAACATCACTATCCAGATGTTCCCAATCTTGGAGATATAAAAAACTATAAGGAGTGGGACAATGAATTTGAATTTGACATCCTCATCGGGGGAACACCCTGTCAATCCTTCTCGGTCGCTGGACTCCGTAAGGGATTGGATGATCCTCGTGGCGAACTGGCCCTCGTCTTTCTTGGGATTGTTGACAAATATAAACCAAAGTGGGTTATTTGGGAAAATGTCTTTGGTGTCTTGCAAACAAACGGAGGAAAAGATTTTGGTTCCCTACTCGGGGGAATGGCAGAACTCGGGTACGGGTTCTCCTACAGAGTTTTGGACTCTCAGTTCTTTGGAGTCCCCCAACATCGTAGAAGAGTCTTTCTTATCGGATATTTTGGAGACTGGAAACCTACCTTCTCGGTATTATTTGACGAGAAAATCATCTTTGGGGATTCTAAGGAGATGGGAAAAAGCGAATGTTCAATATCCGACTTTACTGAAGAAGATATTAGAAGAAACGGGAAGCCAATCTACTGTGGACAAAACATAAATATTTCAAGCACAGTAACTTGTAAGTGGGCAAAACAAAGTTCGGGGTTTTCTAAATCTAGAAGCGAAAAGAATATGCTGGTCATTCAACCAGACAAAACGCAACCAGATGTCCCATTGAGATTAAGAAGAATTACAGCAAAAGAATCTGAAAGATTGCAAGGGTTCCCAGACGACTATACAAACATACCTTTCAATGGGAAAAGTGAATCACCCGTAAGCCATAGATATGAGGCACTTGGAAACGCCATAAGTGTGCCCGTGATCAAGTGGATAGGCAATAGAATAAAACAATTTGAATCAATCAGATGATGACTCAACTAAACCCACCGCTATATTTGGAAACCCCAAAGGGCTACGGATGGTGTCATTTGGTTATAGACTATAGCCAAGACCACCATCTCTTATGGGTCGTATTCATAGACGATACAAGGGAATGTTGGACTTTTGAGAACCCCCATATCCGAATAGCACCTAATCCCACGATGGGTGTAAAATAACCTTAAGGGAGTTTTATGCCACTTAAAAAGGGTAAGTCTCAGAAGGTCATCAGCGAAAACATCAAAAAAGAAATCAAGTCGGGTAGACCACAAAAACAAGCCATTGCCATAGCCCTATCTGTGGCGGGTAAATCTAAGAAGAAGTGATACCATAGGCTATTGGAGATATAAATGTATCAGGGAAAACAATCTTGGAACAAATGGTCTAAGTCAAAAAACTTAGAGACATTTGATTCTTTACTGGAACCCATTGAAAAGTGTGGATGCGATGAAGAAAGCGAATAAGAAAAGCAAAGGCCCTTGTTGGGATGGATACGAAGCCATTGGAATGAAAATGAAAAATGGCAGACGAGTTCCCAATTGCGTTCCCATTAAAAAGAAAGGTAAATAGTTATGAAGAAAAAGGGAGTCAGTTTATCCGTAGGTCGTGGAGAGAAACTACCCATATCAAGGGGTGCTGGTCTTACCGCTAAAGGTAGAGCCAAATATAACCGAGAGACTGGCTCTAATCTTAAAGCACCACAACCTCAAGGTGGCCCACGCAAAAGGTCTTTCTGTGCTCGTATGAGTGGGGTCAAAGGCCCCACCAGTAAAGGTGGAAAACTTACTCGAAAAGGTGCTGCCTTAAAAAGATGGGCTTGTTAATCGGGCAAAACTAAATTACCTACTTGACAAGGCTATTTTTGGGGGTAATCTGTTCTTACCTTCTTTTAAGTAACTTATATAAAGCAACGGGAAGAAGTGGGACTTGCAGGTTTATTTTTACCTAATAGTGTCAATTATGCCTTCGTATAATGCGTTTTAAGGCGTTCTGACTCTTAAATGCTTATAACTACCCATCAAAGCCTATCTATTGTTATAGGCTAAATTTGGCTTAATATCCGTACATACCCATTGGGGGTGTTGTTGATGTAGGTTTATTGAAATCTTGAGCCATAGGTTGAGGGGTTGTTTCAGACATAGGTGGTTGAACCATAGGTTGTTGACCCATAGGTGGTTGAACCGAACCATTTAATCTACTTTCTAATTGTCTTATTTGATCGTGTAGACTAGGCCCTTGATATCCAGTCAAATGACTTGTGCTTTCCAGTATTCTCTGTCTCATATCTGGGTCTTGGGCTATCTGACCCAAGTGTTCTCCTAGTCTTGGTATTGATCCTACGGCTAGTCCAGCAATACCATCCATAACCTTTTGGGAAGTAGCGGGATCAATTAATGCATTACGCAACTGACCGAATAGTTTAATTAAACTTTTATCAGGATGCTTTTCTGAAGCCATTGTTTGTGGAGATTGAGTTTCTTTTGAAGGTGCGTTAAACATTATGATTCCTTTTTGGAGAATTTATCTACAGTAGATGCACCCAAACATACGCATATAATGGTCACGCATCCCGTAATAAGTTCGGGGCTAGGGGCATATCCTACTTCGCTGAAGGAGTTGGCGAATAGAGTAATAAACATAATAGCCGACCCCACTAAGCCAATAAGCCTCTTACTGCTAGGGCTTTGTCTCTCATCTTGTAATACTTTTTTTAGCCATTCCATATTGATACCTTATTTACCCTTTCTTAAATTCTCTCTCTCTTCTAGCAATTTAACTTTTACTTGTAACTCGTGAATGTCTTTGTAGATTTCCTCTTTCATTAGATGTCTGCGTTCGGCACTAACAGGACTATCCGTTGGGACACCCTCTTTTGTGATGAGAGCAGGCATAGAGCCTTCAATCTTAGTCAAGCGTTCCGAGAATGAATTAACTTGTCCAAGCAACCAAGCAATAGCGGCCACCACAATCGGTATAACGGCCTTAAGAACATCTTGCCAAGCATTAGATGGTTTGGTTTCAGTCATTTCTTAATACCTTTTCTTACTTTCTTTTTCTTGGATGGAGTTCTTTTTCTTACAACTCTTGTTGATTTGATGGAAAGTTCTGATGCCAAGTCAATAAGGTCTTTGTTTTCTCTTTCCGCTTTTGCGAAATACTCAGCACTAGCAGACATCAGGCTATAGCCTATAAACCCACAAACAAAACCAGAGGCTAATTGCCATTCCCAGTTCTGGTAGGGCAAATTGAAATAAGCCAATACGGGAATACCAAATACCACAGAGAAGATGATGCTCAGAGCACCACGATAGAACGCATCGGTTGGAGTCTTAGCGTGAAAGAAACGAAGGGCAGATGTGCCACCCAATAACCCGCCAATGGCCGAACTGATCTTATGCTGTAGGTAATCCAATATGCCCATACATCACTTCCCTTGTCCTCTATAAAGTTTAACACTCTTGTCTCTCGGCCCCCTTTTGGGTGTCTTTGTGGTTTTGGTTTTGTATTGCCATTGTTTTTTCTGCTTTAGACTAGCCATTTTCTATCCTAAAAGTTGAACCGTTGTCGGTCTTAGTTCCTGACATCACCATTTGACGAGGCTTCTCGCCTTCCTTCTCAATCCCTAGATGAATCCAAGTAGAAGTCTTACTGCTCTCTATAATCAATTGGTCAAAGATAATCTCACTAGATTTGATATTGGCAAACACATCTTCTACGGCTACTCCTTTAACGGTGAAGTCACAAGCCCTACAATCCTTGTGAGCAGAAGTCTTGGAACCACCGACTTTGGTATTGAGTTCTGGGCATCGGTAGAACGAAGTAATCATAATAGGTTTATTAAACAAAGCACGGACTTCTTCCAACCTTTCGCACATTCTCTTAGCATTACCCATCAGTTCTGCGGGGACAGAATTATCAATCCCCAACCGTTGGGCTGTTTCAGATTTAGTGACTTCATCTAGAGTGAAATGTGGTGTCATTTTTGTCCCGTCAATTCTTGTAATATGTCATCAAGGCTTTTATTTTTCTTTTGGTCTGCCCTTCTTTTTGCTTCTTCTGCTTCTTCGGTTAGTTTTTCGACTCTCTTTTTAACACCTTTAATTTTGGTTTCTGGAGATTTGGATTCAATAATTTTACGCATTTTTTGTTCTGCTTGTTCTTGATAGGTCAAACCTCTTGGGGCAAGTCCAGAAATATTCAATGTAATATCCGCAGCATTTTCTTGGAATGTTTTATCTTTTGAGATGGTGCTTGCTGGTATGGGAAGTGTTTGATCAAAAATATCCTTAGCAAGTCCTTCTAGTGTTAACTTCTTAGACCTGATTGACGCTGTTTGTTTGATCAGTAATTGTGCCAAAGGATTTAACTTATTAATTAAAACTTGACCTTCCGCTTGAAGCATCCTATTAAAAGTTTCACTATCTATGCCCTTTTCCATAGCCATTATAATTGGCCTCCACATAGAACTTCCGATGGCTAATCGCATATCTTCAAAATCTCTACCATCGGGCAATTCAATAGAAAATGGATTCTTGTTTTTCCATACAGGTCTATTTGTTCCAATGGCATATTGCATCACGCTACCGCCAATCATATGGGTCAAAAGCATTGCCATTTGAAATCTATTAGCATAGTCCGTAGGAGTCTTAGGATTTACCAAACCTTCAAAGGCACTGGCAACGGCTTTGGGTATTAGTGAAGGATTCTTTCTTATATCTGCATAATTAGGTACATCAACACCCAGTTTCTTCACTGTATCCAATTGAGATATATACCAATCGTAGGCTAATGCAACCATACCAATTCGACCACGACCACTTGGGCCATTAATCGCAACTTGGAATCTTCTACCTAATTCTGTTCTTGCTTCATTGGCTCTAGCCAACCAGTTCTGTCCTCCAAAATTGGTATTGACAGCACTTGATATAGCCCTCTTCTGTATAGATATTTCTTCGGGAGTAGCATTTGGATTCTTTTTTAAGAACTTTTGGAGTTCGAGTTCGGCAGTAGCAACTTTCCACATTGGCAACATTTTCTCAAATGTTTGCTTGTGCATTTCGTCAAAAGGTTTGAATAGGGTTTGTAATGGTTTTGCGGTTTCGCTTCCTGTGACGGCTCTTATAATCGAGTCAATTTGTTTAGGTATGGTAGAAGAAATCTTCTCAAACTCCTCTGGTGCTTTAAGGGTTAAATCGTGCTTCATCCAATCTTGTAGTTGTTCGTTACCATACTTTAAAGAGTTGAATACAGAATCATAAAACTGTTTAGCCGTACCATATTTTGCAACATTTCTAAAATCATTCATTGCTTCAACATATTCTGGACTTCCAATCTTCATACCCTGTGCTTGTAATCCTTGAGATATCTTTTCCTTAGCGGCTGCATCCTCAACGATTCTAAATGTATTTGCAGTAAACAACTTGGATAATCCACCCGTAACCATATGGTAATAAGAACCGCCAAGCCTAAAGTTCTTAACGGCTTGTGCTATACCTAATGCTGGATTATTCGATCTCCCCAGAACCATATTAATATCGCCAACAATATCTGGGTGAACAACATAACCGCTTATGGCAGATTTGTTGCTGTATCTTCTTCTCTTGTACACAGTGGGTATTTCACCTTCTTTGTATGAAGTTATTGCATTAAGTCCATCAATCTGAACACCCTTTAATTGATTAACATATTCTTTTTTCAATGTCTTGAAGGTCATACTGTTCAAATAATATTGCATCGCTTCAACTGGATCAGTAACAACTTTAAGGTTTGTTCCTTCTTCTGCGTTAATTTTTGCTATGACTTCTTCAAGTTGGCTCAATGTTCTATAGGTTCGACCAGCAGAGAAGTTTGTTTCTAGTTTGTTGGCTTCTCTAGATAGTGCTTGTTGAACCCTATTCCATTTCGGAGTTCCTTCTTTGGGCAAACTATTTTGAACGATAGCGTGAGCAACATAACCCTCAACCATTTCTTTAATGGCTTTAGCATCCAATGCTCTTTTACCTACCTCATCGTAAATTTTTGCCATATGAT